CGCAAGTTCATCGCTGATGCTTTCGAGTAGATCTGATTGTTTGCGAAGCGCCCGAGCATCTCCCATGGCGATGGTGCTGGCCTCGTGGATCATTACGCGGCTGCCAGTGGTCATCTCGCGCTGGTCGCCGGCCATAAGGATCACGCTGCCCATGCTGGCTGCGAGTCCGTTCACTCTGGTGGTGACATTGACTCCCCTCGCCGACATGGACCGCAGCGCGTTGTAAATCCGCTGGCCCTCGAATACGGATCCACCAGGGGAATTGATTTCAACCTCGACTAGCTCGAGCGCATCGGTAGCAGAGCATACCACCTCCCCGATGGACATCTGCGCCAGCACTGCGGATTGACCGTAGAGGCGGTCTAGATCGTCGATGAGTTTGTCGGCGCTTTCCTTGTTTACCCCGGAGTTGAGTTTAATAACTCCAGCGCGGTTTTCGATTTCGATTTTCATGGTTGTTGAGTGTTTGGTTCGGATGGTGCCATCTCGTTTGCGGTGAGCATTGACATCTCACGGTCGTCGATAGTGACCCCGTAAAGTTCTTCTGCTCGCCGAGCGGCGAGCTTGCGTAGTGCGACTTCCTGCGCCCGCTCTGCGTAGTGCGCCTCAAGCGTCTTGCCACGCATGCTGACGATGTCGCGCATGTTGGCGGCACCCATTTTCCAGAGCGCTTCAAGTTCCTTTGTGATTCTGCCGTCGTCGATCGTGAGCTTGGGCGGGGTGCTGAATTCCCAGTTGTACCAGTCCACAGATGCTGGCAGGTCGCCACGCTTTTGGGCTTTTGAGATGGCATAGCCGACCAAGCGCTTGGCGGCGTAAAATAGTAGGTCTTGCCTGTCCTCGATGGAGCGCTGCGCCATGGCAATCTCGGTGCGCTGAGCGGTGCCGCCGCCGGCACCGTGGCCATCGTAAAACGCCATGCTCCAGTTCAGTCCCGCCAGCGCAGATTTTAACAGGCGGTTGTGGAAATCTAAAAATGGATTCCCCGGGCGATTGTTAACCAGCGTCTCGATCTTGCCGCCTGAGTTGCTCTTGAAATATCTGACAGTGCCGCCATCAAGTGACTCGACCGTCATGCCCTTGCCCGTCTCGGTGTCGCCGACCAGTGCATTGTACGGATCATCATGGTCTGGGCCGCCGTTGTCGTTGTACTCGACCAGCGAGATCGAAGACATCTGCAACATGGCCAGACGCTCCCACTCGGTGGACTGAATCATGTCGCGGCAATCATTGATGCAGTGGGTAAGAGCGGTTAAGCCCCGACTTTGGTATTGCCACTCTGGATCAAAAAGGTGGATGACATTTTCAGCAAGTAGCCACTGGTCAAGCTCGCCATTCTTGTCACAAAATGCATAGGCTTTCGCCTCACCACTTTGATAGTGAACAATGCCGTCCTTGAGCATACCTCCCTGGTACATCTTGCCGTCAGTAAATCCTTTGGGCGTGGCGATCCGGTGTGCAGGTATGCCTTGGTATTGCGGAAAGCCAGTCGCCGTCTCAGTAAGCAAAATAAAAATTTCACCATCTACATCAATGGAGGATGACCAACCAAACAAGTTGGTTTTAAAATCATGCATGCCGCCTCTGGCATCACCGATTTTGTAGAACGTGTCGTTAAGAAACTTGCCAGCAATGTTTCCAAACTCCTCGTCAACGCCCTTGTAAATCGGAACGAATGCCCTGCCGACGGCATACATGCTGCGTTGGTTGATGGCATTCTTGATGGGTCCGAAGTTTAGATAGATCCTGCGAGCGTGGCTCTGCAACGTGATGCGATCATTCGACGGCACGAGGTCTTCTATGTCGCGCTTTTGCACCGGCTCATACGGCCGGTGGTAGTTTTGCTGCGCGGCCCTCGCGGCCTTATAGTTAACCTGCCTGCCGAATTGATCGAGTATTGCCATATGTTTACGTTAAAAAAATCTGGCTCTCGATCGGGATTGCATTGGCACAAACCCAGCGGTCAAGTAATCAAGTGCTAGGCGTAATGCGTTTTGCCTGTCGCCCTCGTTTAGCCCGATCATTTTTTGCATGGTGACCGAGTTCTTGGTGGCGCTAGTCATCATGTCCATGCCGCCCTTGGTAAGTGCGCCAGCAACTGACGAGTCAAATGCAGCTTGGATCGCGGCGATGCGACCAGCATCACCGATTGCATATTGAAAAAGATTTCTCGCCACATCTCTTGCGTTTGCTGCCATCCCTCGTAGGAGGCTTGTCAAACATCAAAGCCGGGGATTAGTTTCAGCATCAATGCCGCCACGATTTGCATCGCTTCAACGTCCCACGCGTGGTTGTTGTTCCGCGTTCGAGTCCAGCGATACTCGACCTGTTTCGTCTTGGAGTTGGTGACCTCTTTTTTAATCTCGCTGTCAATCTGTTTGAGGAAATCCACCGACACGTCATCTGGGATGTCCCACGATCCAGCGATGCCGGTGCGGTGTGCGTGCAGGATGTCTTTAATCCGGTCGCTTGCCCAGTGCGCATAACGTGCTTTGCCGCCGCCCGATGCGGTCGCATCTTGAAATCTCGTGAATGGTCGGTGAATCACATCGCCGTTCTGCTTTTTGTAGGCGAATGACTTTTGCCCACTGCCGTGAAGTGCCGTCCAGTTCATCCGCGAGCAGGCGGAATAGACCTGGTCGGTGTCATAGCCAGCATCCACGAAGACCATTTGTGCCTTGATCTGGTAGCGCAGCGCCAAGTCATGCACGCCGTCAAACGTCTCGATGCGTCCATACCACAACAGCATCGACTCGCCGCTCGCTCGCCATGCCCTGACTCCGGCCCAGAAGTGGTCGCGCTGTTTGTCCACGGTGAGAAATCTGTGCGCCTCTTCCTCGATCTTCTGCTTCTCGACGTACTCGGCGACGAGGTAGCCGTTGCCGACCAGCGCCTCGCGGTTGTCGGTCAGATCCTCCTCCCACGTTTCGGCTAGGCGCTTCTGTATAAACTGCCGCAGCGGATCCACATTGCCGACCTTAATTGCGTCCTTGGCCTCAAGCCAGAGCAGGACGATCTCCCAGAGCGGCTTCCGCCAGTTCGCCAGCACGTTGTAGTGGAAGCCGACATGCCCCGGCATACCGACGGCAGTTGCGACGTATTGCCCGCCCTCGGCCAGCGCCCGCCTCGGTTGCGGCGAGTCCGGGCATGTCCAGTCGCATTCGGCGTTGTCGCATTTCAGCTGGGCGAGCTGCGCCCGTGCTAGCGGTTCCAAAGTCTCATCCTCGTAGCCCACCACGTTGCACCATTTCCAAGGTTGCACGATGTTGCAGCTCGGGCAGGAAAAGCTGAACTCGCGCTGGTCAGAATGTCCCCATGCTTTGTCGAGGTCATCGCCTTTGACTCCCGCCTGCGAGAGAATAAAAAACTGTCGGTTCCACCTGTCGTGCAGTCGCCCTCGCGCTTCGTTCAGCATGCCGGGTCTGTATTGCCACGCCTCGTCGCAAAATACGCGGCGCATCGACTTTGATTGTAGTCCTGACAAATTCGCGCCGGTGAGAAACAAGCTCATCGACGGGAACAGGATTTCCATCTTGCGCTTTTTGTGCCGGTCACGGGGAAGCAGGGCTGCGGTTTCTGCCGTGTTCATGATGGCATAATCCATCCGCGTCTCTGCCCAGTCCTTCAAATCGTCATCGGTCTGACCCACAAGCAGTGTCGGGCCGGGATCTTCCGCGATGATGTAGCATAGCCCAGCCTCCATGAAGGTCGTCTTGCCGGTGCCGATAGGTGCCAGGTAAACCACTTCCTTCACCTCTGGATCGGACACAATGTTGAGCGGCTCGGTCTGCCACGGTGCGTTGACCGTCGAGTACCTCGGTGTAAGTCCGTCGAGAATAACAACGCGATCGCTTGCCCATTGGGCAGGCGTCAGGTCGCTGGGTGGCCGGAAGTTTTTGAAGAATGCCCGCTTAATTCGGCGGGACTTCTCCAGAAATTGGCGCTTTGATTCGCTCACCTTCATCGTAAATAATCTGGATGACCTGCGCGGATTTCTCCGCAATTAGTCTCTTCATGCCGGACGCGTCCAGTCCCTCAAGCATCGGCGGAAGGTCGGCTTCCATCCGCTTGATGGCATTGCGGACAACGGCGGCAATGCCGTCCATGCCGTCCTCGATCTGGTTGATCGAGCAATACCGCTCTTGCTCCACCTCGAGCGCATAGCCTCCGCGAAGCGCATCGATCTGAACCTTGAGCGTCCGTGCATCATTGTAAGTGCGTGCCGCTTTGACCTGCCGCACCAGCTCCTCTAACTCCTGCGGGTCTCCGCTCGTGCCGCTGCGCTCCATGTGGCTCGCGCCTTCGGTCTTGGATTTTTGCAGGAACTCGATGTATCCGCGCACGCTGCGCCAAAGATCGAACTGATTTCGCTCGGTCTTGAAGATGATGCCATCTTTGGCAAGCTGCCCGATTCGTGCCGAGGTCAGATTGAACAGGCGGCACAGTTGCGTTGTGTCCGCCTGCGCTGCCTTCGGCACTACCGGCTTTGGCGGTGCTGTCTTCACGGCCTTCTTTGCTGGTGACTTCTTTGCGCTCATGGTTTAGGTTGCCTTCATCTCATCAAACGTCTTGCCGCTGGATTCGTGTATGGCCTGCTTGCCAGCGAAGGCTTGCCAGCGGGTAACGGCCACATCTACGTAAGCGGGATTTAACTCGATGGCGTACGCGGTGCGCCCAGTAGATTGACAAGCAATAATTGTGGTTCCGCTGCCGCTAAATAAATCGAGCATCGCCGAGCAGCCCATTCCGTTAAATATAGCAATGATCCATGCCATTGGCTTGCTGTGGGCATGGCCACCGTTCTCCGATGTTGTCGGAAAAGACTCAACGGTGCGAAGGTGAACGGCTCCGTCGAGTGGAACATAATTAGATGTTCCGCGAGTGTTGGTGACTGTTTTTGCCTCACGCTTTTTGCCGTCGCGAATAATTGCATTGTCGAATTCCCATCGTGGATCGTCTCCGAAAACTCCACAGGATTTATGCCTAGCAAGCGGTCGGTTGGGTGTATACCAACTCGTGACGTTGTCCCAGACGAATTCGTAAAGTGGATTCCAGCCGAATTCCATAGCTGCCTTTGATGCAATTGCAAATCGCTTGAAGTCCCAGAACGTCAGTAATTTTTTACCCGGCTCTGATGGTAGCATTGCCGATGTGTAAAGCTCTTCGATTTCGTAAGGAGGATCAAATACTAACCCATCCCATGCCGCACCGTTTAAGACAAGCGTCACCACTAGCGGATCGGTGCAATCGCCGCAGGCGATCCGGTGCTTGCCGAGAATCCAGACGTCGCCAAGCACGGTAACGGGATTGACGGGCGGCTCCGGCACGTCGTCTGGGTCTGTCTCTCCCTCGGTCGTCTCCGCCATGAGGTCGCCAAGTTCCGTCTCATCGAAGCCGATGATCGACAGATCGAAGTCAAGATCGCCAAGCTCGCCCAACTCCAGCCCCAGCATCTCCTCGTCCCACCCGGCGTTCAGCGCCAGCTTGTTGTCCGCGATGATGTAGGCACGCTTCTGGGTGTCGGTCAGGTGCGCCAGCCGGATGCACGGAACCTTAGCCAACCCCAGTTTGCTCGCGGCCATGACTCGACCATGACCGGCGATGATGCCGTTCTCTTTATCGATCAGGACAGGGTTGGTGAATCCGAACTCTCGGATCGACCCCGCGATCTGTGCGACTTGAGCTTCGGAGTGTGTCCTCGTGTTGCGAGCGTAGGGAATTAGGTCGGCGGTAGGTAGTTGTTCAATTTTCATAGTGGAAAGTAAAACGGTTGTTTGTTTTTTGGCTCATGGGGTCTTGTAGCGATGCCCCGTAAC